GTAGTACTTTAGCACATCACAGTGGTAACGCGTTAACGTGGTAAAGTGTTAAAGTCCCCACATGTGCTCGTCTATGCACTAGAATTGTTAACAGCACAAGTTTTAGTTAATATAAAATAGTTGTTGACAAATTACAAGTAAAGTGCTATAATTGTCTCAGAAACAAGATAACAGGTTTAATGTTTCATGTGAAACATAGAAAGGACGGAATTATGAAATTGAAAGAATTATATCGGGTCTGCGATAATTTTACTCCCTTAGCACGGGTGAAAGTAATAACATCTGGAGAATCATATGTTGGCAAGTTGGATGATGTTTTCGATGATATTGCTGATAGACTTGTTCAGTGGTTCGCTGTTAGAGATGACATAATAATCATAAAACTTTGCGAGGTGTAATTTATGAAAGAAACATTACAGATCATATTACTGTCGCTTCTGGCAGTGCTATCAATCATAGCACTGCCTACACTTTATCTTTTCGGCTTTTAGTTTCATGTGAAACATAAGAAAGGAGAGCATAATGGCATTATTTAAACCGTCAGCAAAACTCGGTTTCGGTTCAATCGAGCATTATAACCCTCAGTATTTAATAAATGAATACACATCATCTGAAATAAGAAAAGAATATTCACGACTCAGAGCAATAGCAGTAAAGCGTCTTTTCCGTCTTACTAAGGCGGGTTTCGGAAAATCATCCGCATATAAATACAATGCTACAAATACAAAAAAACTGTCAGGGTTGACAGAAAGACAAGTTTCTTTAGCGCTATCACAGCTAGCACGTTTTATAAACAATCCGCTTTCTACCGTGACAGGTCAGAAAGAATTGAGGGCACAAAAAATAAAAAAACTACAGTCAGAGGATTATGATGTGACTGAAGAGAATTTTCAGAATTTTACTGATTTTATGGAATTGCTATCAGAACAAGCTACTGATCTGCAATACGATTCAGAGGCCGCTGTAGAATTATGGGAAGCAACAAGGTATAAAGTTTCACCGGCGGCGATGGTAAAAGACCTTGAAAGTTGGCTTAAGAATCGACATTTAATTAGCAAGTTGCCCGATATCGAATCAAAGAGCGCAGAGGAAATTTTAAGTCTGTTAAAGAAGAAAGGCAAAAAATGATATGATAACAGATGTATATGATTTTGATTATTCAATTTTTAAAAAAGCAGGAAAAGTTAAAAGGAAAAAAGGATCTCGGAACAAGAAAAACTACATTGATTTAGTTTGTGCTTTCGACATTGAAACTACAAGAATAAAAGAAATCGAACAATCAGTCATGTATATCTGGCAATTTCAGGTTGATGAGAAAGTAACTGTAATCGGAAGAACATGGGGAGAATTTGACTACTTCATGAGGGCGATAGCATCTGATTTGGAAGCTATGGACTATATCGTCATATATGTTCATAACCTCTCATTTGAATTTCAGTTCCTCTCTGGAATTTATCCTTTTTCAAAGGATGAGGTTTTCGCACTGGATAAACGAAAAGTTTGCAAGTGTGAAATGTTTGAGCATTTTGAGTTCAGATGTTCCTACATTCAAACAAACATGTCATTACAGACATTTACAGATAAAATGAATGTAAAGCACAAGAAGCTCTCAGGCGCTCTCGACTATAATACAGAACGTTATTCATACACGCCGTTAACTGATGAAGAGTTAGCATATTGTATTAACGATGTACAAGGTCTGGTAGAAGCAATCAAGACAGAAATGAAAAACGATGGGGATACTCTATACACAATTCCGCTGACCTCAACCGGATATGTCCGTCGTGATGTAAAAAGCGCACTGGAGGGGAACCGCTGGATTATGGGAATACAACCGGATTTTGATGTGTACCAAGTAGCAAGAGAAGCGTTCCGGGGCGGTAATACCCATGCAAACCGTTTCTACGCAGGATGGATTCTTGAGGGAGTCCATTCCGCTGACCGTTCTTCCAGTTATCCCGGTGTGCAATGCAACAGAGCCTATCCGGTTACCCGTTTTCATAAGATTTCCAAACCAGTTCCGGATGCGGGGCAGATTATTGATATGATGAAGCGTAGGGAAAAAGCAATCTTGATGCGGGTATCATTCAAGGGTGTGTCGTTGAATGATTACTCTTGGGGATGCCCCTATCTGGCAAAAGACAAGTGCAGAACAATTATAAATGGAGTCTTCGATAATGGGCGTGTCTTGATTGCTGATTATTTGGAAACTTCTATCACAGATGTGGATTTAAGAATCATAGTCGAAGAATATCACATAGAAGAGATAGTACCTATCGAAGTTTATACAGCCCGGTACGGTAAACTCCCTGCCGCTATGATCGAAATCATATGTCTCTATTATAAGAAGAAAACGGAATTGAAGGATGTAGAAGGGCAGGAATATTTTTACATGAAAAGTAAGAATAAGCTTAACTCTATCTATGGAATGACAGCGCAAGACCCTGTCAAAGAGTCCATATTGTATCAAGATGAAGAATTTACAATTGATGCATCAAAGACGAAAAAAGAACTGCTAGAGGAATTTATGAAACGGGCGTTCATTCCCTATACTTGGGGAGTCTGGTGTACTGCTTGGGCGCGCTATGAATTGGAGCGGGGAATGCGCATGGTAACTGATCAAGGTGGAACGTTTATTTACTGTGACACGGATTCGATCAAGTACTTAGGAGATGTAGATTTTTCGGCATATAATAATGAAAAAGTAAAGTTGTCGAAAGAGAATGGCGCATGGGCAACTGACCCGCAAGGCGTAGATCACTACATGGAAGTTTATGAACAGGAAAAAGACGCGGATCGTTTCATCACTTGGGGAGCGAAAAAGTATGCTTACGAATCAGACGGGAAATTAAAGATCACGGTTGCGGGTGTCCCGAAAAAAGCTGGGGCAGATGAATTAAAGAGGAAAGGCGGTCTGGGTGTGTTAAAGCCGGGTTTCGTATTTAGCGATTGTGGCAAACTGGAAACTGTTTACAATGACAAGCCAGAAATAACAAAATATATAAATAAGGACGGAAAGACGATTGAGATAACGAAAAATGTAGTACTGCGCCCAACCACCTATGCAGTAGGAATTACAAAGGAATATGAGGATATTTTGCAAGATGCTCTTCTGTATAATCAATCAGTAAAGATTTTAAAAGGAACACATTTATTAGCTTGACAAAAACTACAAACGGGTTTATAATAAGTAATGTAAAGAAGAACAATACAGAGAAAGGAGCAAAGACATGAAAGGAACAATTAGCAAGACAGTAGTTACCACTTTGTTGGAAGTGAATCGCTATAACGAGGAAACGAAAACAGAGGAAACGGTTACTAAAAAGTTCATGACACTGAGAACCCCCAGCCACGAACGTATTGAATCTTTTCTGATGGAAGATAAAGGCTATCTCAGCTTCAAGGTGCTTTCAAGCACAGAAGAAGTATACATCATGGAGGCAGATGAGTTCATTAAGAACGCAACAAGAAAGGAGAAATAACAATGAAAGTTATCAGAAGTAAAAACGAAAACATCACAGTAAAAGAGAAATATCTTATGTCTATGAATCCGGAAATCAGGAGAATGAGGGATGCAGAGGGAACAGTCATTCCGGTTAAAAACTGGATGCTCTATTCCGATCCGGATAAGGACGGAAACGACCAGACCCTTTTGTCTGTTCTGTCTGAGGACAATGTCGCATATGCGACAAACAGCAGAACGTTCATTGAAACGTTTACACAGCTTTGTGATATGTTCACAGAGAGTGGAGAAGAGATTACCGTTATCAAAGTGCTTAGCGGACAATCAAAAGCAGGACGGCACTTCATTACTTGTGCCTATGCAGAGTAACCAGTTAACAATTAACAAATTATAAAACTATATCTCATTTGTGTATTTCAAGTAAAGCCCCGTTCCGTTATCGGGGCTTTTTTTTCCACAGAGGTGAATCATATGAAAGAGAAGAATATATATGACCGTAACGGCTTTATCAATATACCAGCGATTTACAACATACCTGTTCCGTTTATCTTCATCGTAGGCGGTCGAGGAACTGGAAAAACCTACGGTGTCTGCAAGTTTGCGATTGAGAAAAAGATTAAGTTTGCTCTGATGAGAAGGACGCAGACACAAGCGGATTTAATTTCCAAACCCGAATTTTCGCCACTCAAACCAGTTCTGGGAGATATGAACCGGCTGTTCAAGGCGGTGTCGTTAACAAAGCAGAACAGCGCATTCTATGAAACAGACATGGAAGGAACGATTATTTCACCAGAACCGTTTTGTTATTCCCTTGCACTGTCAACCATTTCGAATATGAGGGGTTTTGATGCCAGTGATATCTCCCTCATCTTCTACGATGAATTCATCGCGGAAGCCCATGAGCGGCCATTGAAAAATGAAGCGGAAGCTTTCTTTAACTGCTACGAAACAATTAACCGTAACCGTGAATTGAAAGGAATTGCACCTGTCAAAGTGATCTGTGCTGCGAATAGTAATAACATGGCAAATGAATTGTTTATATCACTTGGACTGGTGCTAAGAGCCGAGAAGATGTATCAAAATGGTACATCTATCTGGATCGACAAAGAACGGGGTCTGGCACTGATTATTTGTCAAGACAGCCCAGTATCTGAGGCGAAAGAAAAGACGGCGTTGTACAATCTGGTGTCAAGGGATTCTGACTTTTATCAGATGTCACTGAAAAACGTATTCACGAAAGACAGAGCGGACAACATTGGAAGCAGAAATATCAAAGAGTTCAAACCTTTGGTTCATGTGGGGGAAATGTACATCTATCGGCATAAGTCACGGCAAGAATACTATGTTACCTCGTTCAAGACCGGCGTGTTCAAAGACAACTACACCATGAGCGAAAATGATAAAGTGCGTTTCCGTTTGAAATATCGTTACCTTTGGATTGCCTTTCTATCACGCTCCCTATACTTGGAAAATTATATCATCCAGGTTCTTTTCACAAAATGTTTCACGTGAAACATATTGCTAAAAAGATGGTTTTATGTTATAATTATAGGTGAAAAGGAAGTGCTAGAAACAATCCCGGAAGGATGCACACGTTCTATGTTTCGGAACAGGAATCTTTTTCAACAGGCGGCATATACAACCGCCTGTTTTATTAACCGGGATAGAAAGAGGTGGATATGGACGCAAACGCTGTCATGACCATGGTTCAGACTTTGGGATTTCCGATTGTTTGTTGCGGGGCGCTCTTCTGGAGAATGATGAAAGAGTCCGACAATCACAAAGCGGAAATGGAGAAAGTCACTGACGCATTGAACAACAACACACAGGCACTTATCCGTTTGGAAGAATCGTTGAAAGGAGAAAAAGAAAAATGAAACAGGAAGACATTTTAGCATTAGCAAAAGCCGGATTCACAAGAGAACAGATCGTTGCTCTCGCTGGTTTACAGACAGCCCCGGTTCAGCAGACAGCCCCGGTTCAGCAGACAGCCCCGGTTCAGCAGACAGCCCCGGCACAGCAGACAGCCCCGGCACAGCAGACGGAAACGTCTGGAGATCCCGTTCTGGATGCCCTGTTAGGTCTGCGAGAAGACATGAAAAAGCAGGCGTTGCTTTTCTCATCTCAGCCCACCAACCAGACAGAAACTACGGATGATATTTTAGCATCCATCATTAACCCGAAAGGAGTAAAATAATTGAACGATTTATCTTTTAGTCAGCTTTCGACTGTATTGACCGAAATTACGAATCAGGCAACAGGTGTCAAAAATGCGGCACCCGTCGACACTTCTTCATTCGTTAGTGTCGCTCAAACGGCACTGAAAACCGGATATGATCCTCTCGCCACCGCAATTTCACAAGTGCTGTCAAGGACAATCTTCTCTGTAAGACCATACACTAGAAAGTTCAAAGGCTTGAACGTGTCGAATCAGCGCTACGGAAACCACGTTCGTAAACTGCTAACCATCGACAAACCGTTTGAGGATGATGACCGGTTAACGCTGGTAGACGGGCAGACTATTGATCAGTATAAGGTGAACAAACCTAAAGTTTTACAGACAAACTTTTACGGGGCGAACGCCTATCAGAAGTCAGTAACAATTTATAAGGATCAGTTAGACTGTGCTTTGTCCTCACCGGATGAGTTTGCTTCATTCCTTTCCATGGTTACGCAGAACGCATCTGATATGATTGAACAGGCGCATGAGGAAACCGCAAGAGCAACAATCAACAATCTATCCGCATCTATTTTAGCTAGTGAAACAACATCTCTCCCGGGTGCGTCTGCACTGGCAAAAGCAAATGGCGGTAGAAGAGCAATCAATCTTTTGTTAGAATATAATAATGTAACTGGCAAAAATTTGAAAGCCGCGGATATATACAACCCCGAAAACTTCGAAAGTTTCATTAAGTTTACATTTTCAACAATCAACACAATTGCCGATGCAATGACAGACAGAAATACGCTCTTTTGTTCACAGCTGACAAATTATTCGATTCTTCGCCACACGCCGAAAAATCGAATGAAATTTTACCTCAGAACTGATATGGTAAACAAAATTAACTCTGAGGTTTATTCCAGCGTATTTAATCCAAACTTTCTGAAATTAGTTGATTTTGAAACTGTGAATTATTGGCAAAGTTCTTTAGACCCGGGGCTTGTTAATGTAAGAGCAACGATATTAAACACCGACGGCACCCTCACTTCTAACTACGCCGTCGATGGTTTGACTAATTTAGTTGGAGTATTATTCGACGAGGAAGCCGCCGGTTACACCGTCGTGAATGAATGGTCTCAGCCGAGCCCATTTAATGCCCGTGGTGGATACTACAACCAGTTCTGGCACTTTACAGACCGCTACTGGAATGATATGACGGAAAATGCGGCAATTTTCTACATTGCAGATGTAAAAGAGAACGTAAAATAAAAGAAAGGAGTAAACATGGCATTATCGGTTACTCTTTACACCTTCTCCAAACGGCTTAACAGTACAAAAAATCCCCCCGCCGAGGGGGGATTTACTGTACAAGCCGTTCTCAAAGATAACACCTCTATCATCAGACCAGAGTTGGAAGTGGTTGAAAATGTGACTGCTTATAACTATGCCTATATCCCCGCTTTTTCCCGTTACTACTTTGTGCAGGATGTAATCTGGGAAAAGGGAATCTGGCGTATCGTTCTGTCCGAGGATACTCTAGCAACATACAAAACAGTGATCGGCGACACAACCGCCTATATCCTTCGCTGTGCCACGTTCCAAGACCCGGCCATCACAGATTTGCTGTACCCAGCGGTAACCGAAATTGATACACAGAAAACGGAATTTACCTTGGAAGATGGATGGGTCGAGAGTCCAACCGTGGCAGACGGGTATTATGTCGTAGGCATTGTAAACAATCTGGACACTGCTTACGGTGCAGTTGCTTACTATGTCATGACCGGAAAGGAAATGGCAGATTTCCGTGCGTACATGCTCGGCGATATCCAATCTTGGGATCAGATCACAGACTTTTCCGGGGACGTTGCAAAAGCGTTCATTGACCCTTTCCAATATGTGGTATCTTGTATGTGGTTTCCAACTGGGGTTCCGGTTGATGTTACAAAAAAGACAATAGCATTCGGCTACTGGAAATCAAATCTACAAGCGTCTGTCCTATCTCAGACTACCCGTAACTACCCGTTCTCTTTAGCCCGTCCCGACCGAACGCATAACAAAGACCTCACCTATCTGTACCGGACGCCATGGGCAAACTACTATTTATACTTACAGCCGTGGGGCGCAATCCAATTGGATGCGTCGAAGATGGGAAAAACCGGGGTCGGTTGTAATATCACTTATGATTTCGTAAGCGGAAAAGCAATCTTAACCGTCACTTCGAAATTAACCAATGACGTGCTGTACACAGGAGAAGCACAGGTGGGTGTACAGATGCAGTTATCGAACGTGGGATTGAATCTGAAAAGTGCTACTGGCGGTGTGAGCGGACTGTTCGAAGCGGCGAAAAACTCTATCGGTGGTGTGATCGGAAATATCGGTCAGAAGTTCAGCGCAAGCAATATTGCGTCCAGTGCAATTTTAAGCAACGCCTCGGTACAAAGCACAGGAACCAACAGCGGCATGGGGGCAGACTCGCTCGGTGGAAAAGCCACTCTTTTCGCAAACTACTACGAATCGGTCATGTTTGACGTTGCCGACAACGGGAAACCGCTTTGCCAGAACCGGAAGATTTCGGACTGCACCGGATATGTAAAAGTAGAAAACGGATCGATTGATTTTTCCGCAACCGAACCGGAAAAGCAGATCATAAAAGAATATTTAGAAGGAGGATTTTATTATGAGTGAAATTAAAATGTACTCACTGCCAACTACCGTGGCTGTGGCTATCCTTGTCATCGGCGGGAACTATGGAAACGGAACTGACCGTACAAAACGGTTGAAAGCAGACGGCTTCGACCCTGTCGAGGTGCAGAAATGCGTGAATGAACTTCTCCCGATCGTTAAGAGGTACAGTTAATGGGGGGCAATATACAGGTATCATACCAATGGTCTATTGATACCTGTAACAAAAAGAATGTCGGCTACTCACAGACTTACCGAAATCAGCAGACCGTGAACGGAATTACTTATTATGATTGTAGTTCGTTCATCTGGTATGCGCTTCTGGCATCCGGCTTTGATGTAGTAGCCGCTCACGGCGGGCAGTCATGGCCTTTCACCACGTATGATATGGTAGGTGTGCTGGATGCCCTCGGCTTCAACCGTGTCCCGGTTGGCGATCCATGGAAACCAGGAGATATTCTTGTGCGGAACAACAACTACGGAAACCATACGGAAATGGTCTATGACGGGCGCAGAACCATGGGTGCTCACAGTTCCACTTATCCGCTGGGAGAGCAAGTTTCCATTAACACGGGCGACAGCAACCCCGCTACTTGGGACACCTGTCACAGGTTTGGCGGCGGTGCAAGTGGGGCAAAAGGAAGCAGTGCTTATGTAGTAGCCGCTATCTGCGGAAACTTCTGGCAGGAATCCGGCATTAACCCCGGTATCTGGCAGGACTTACAAGAGTCGACATGGACGGATTTACTCGTTGGTTACGGCTTGGGGCAGTGGACAAATACGGAAGGTAATACCCATGGACGGCTCTACAAATTACATGAGTGGTTAATGAACAACGGCTACGCTGATGATGATGGTGTCGGTCAGCTGAACTATCTCATCTATGAAAATGTGTGGTATAGTACCGGGGAAGCTTCTGCATATGCCAATCTGACTGAATTTCTGACCAGCAACAGCACAGACATCGAAGCATTAACCCATGCTTGGAACATTGGCTGGGAAGGAATCCATGACAGTTCATGGGATGCTAGAGTGCGGTATGCACAGGACTGTTACGATTATATCATTGCACATGCGAATGATACATCCATCAGCACTTGGGCGAAAGGGAACCGCTATCTCAGCGAAGCAGAGCGTTACAACAATGCAGTATTGATATACCGTTTTCTCAGCACCGGTGCTTTACCGGGAACAGGTGTGACTTTTCTGATTGCGGTTCTCAGTAAGAAGAAGAGGAGGGATAGAAGAAATGTATAATGGTATACCGTTTTCGGCCGATTATATCAATGCGGCAAATTCTGTCGTATCGCCGTCAACCGTGCATTGCAGGAACACGTCATTGTCACTTTATTTTCAACGTTATTTATTGCAGAAAGCAATGAGCGTTTTCAAGTGGGATATACCGGCTGAATGGTCGAAAAACTACACACTTTATACACTCTACTGTTGGGGCTTTTTTGCAGTAGTGAATACAGATAAATATGGAGTCATTCCACAGGCTTGCGGTTTAAGGGGGTATGATGTCTTTTATCAGCCCACCAATGTGATCATCACGAACCCACTTTTATCTGGAACGCTTGAGCCGAGGATTGGCTTGCAGTGCGAACTGGTAAGATTACAACCGGATTACGGCGGCATTATGGATATTGTTACCTACTATGCAGATATGTTAGCACTGTGCGCTGAATCGGTCGGCATGAATCTGGTAAACAGCAAGCTTGCTTATGTTTTCGCCGCTGAGAATAAAGCCATGGCTGAAACATTCAAGAAACTGTATGACCAGATCGCCGCAGGAAACGTGGCGGCTGTGATCGACAAACAGCTTTTTCGGGACGATGGTAAGGCGAACTGGCAGATGTTCAATCAGAACGTCGGACAGAACTATATTGCAGATCAAGTGCTTTCAGATATGCGGAAGATCGAAGCGATGTTCTGTACAGACGTTGGAATCCCGAACGCCAATACAGACAAAAAGGAACGTTTGATCACGGATGAGGTGAACGCCAATAAGGTGGAAACCCGGTCGAAATGTGACCTCTGGCTGGAAGAATTAAAAGAATCCTGTGAGAAAGTGCGGGAGATGTTTGGCATCAAACTGGATGTAAATTGGCGGTACAAAGGAGGTGTGGAAGATGGCAATGATGAGCCTGTTAGGACTGTATAATTTTGATGAATCGCTTCTGGATGGATTGATTGAAAATCTGCCAAATAAGGACGGATTACCGTCCGGTTATGCGGATTCCTACTACACCAATATCGCCGTTGACCCTCAGACCGTAGTAGAAAATCTTCTAGTCGAATGCTCAGAATTTGAGATTCTTTATGCAGACTTTAACGCATTAAAGCGAATTATCAAAATTTGGTCTGCGAAAGAAAAACTGGTGTGGCAGAAAATGTATAACACGATCTGTTATAAGTACAATCCGATCTGGAACAAGGACGGAAAAAGCACTTGGACGGAACGGCAGACCGGAAGCGGCACAAGAACGGAAACGGAAAAAGGAACAAAAACCACTAACGCCAACGGGACAACTACTGATGAATTTACATCAACCAGCGATACGAAAAATAAGACAACCGAAACGGGCACAAACACCCGCACGGGGGAGGATGAAACAACCGGAAAAGTCAGTGCCTATGACAGTACGGATTTTCAGAACCGGGAGAAAACAAACAGCACGGCAAGCGAGAACAACAGCACAGAAAGCACAGAAGATTTCACAGGAAGCGGAAAAGTAACAAACAAGGGAACAAAAACGGTTGCAAACACAGGCGGTGAAACAAATGATGTTTCACGTGAAACGTCTGATAGTAATACGGGTGAAACGACTCATGAACAGGTGGAAACCGGAAACATCGGCGTGACCATGACACAACAGATGATTACCGCCGAACGTGAAATTGCTGTATTTAATATCATTGACTTTATCATCAATGATTTTAAAGAACGTTTCTGTTTACGTATTTATTAAAGGAGGATTGAAATGGGATTATACGATCAGTTTCCGTATACAAATTTTCATGAACTGAACCTTGACTGGCTGATTGGTGAAATGAAAAAATTGAGAGAAGATTTTAATAATCTCCCAGACGAGATCATTGAAAAACTGCTTGCCAACTTTAAAATTACGAATTTTGTTAACGTCAAACTCCTGGGTGCAAAAGGCGATGGTGTTACAAACGATACGGTGGTAATCCAGAAGGCATTAGATAAATTTAAGTCTATATTCATCCCTGCGGGAACGTACAAAGTTGACACTATTTATATCAGTAATGATTGTACAATCATTGGAGAAAACAGCGATTCTACTATTTTAGACGGGTTGGTAAAAACAGCTGGCTATGAAGATCTTGTTAACAGTAATATTCCGGGCGGTGTCCATGATGCAATCCTGTGCAATCTGTCAATTATCCATGGCGGTCTGCGGATGTACGGTTACCGAAATTTGCTGTCACATGTATATATTCATAACTGCGAACAGGGCTTGATTTCGGAATGGGCTACGTATCTCGGCGGCGTGGCTGAAACGGATGAAGACAACGTCGGATTCATGGAAACAATCGTTGAAAAGTGCCGCTTTTACAATAATGCAAACGGCGTCATCTGGAAAGGCCCGCATGACAGTATTTTTCATGATTGCTGGTTTTATCTCAACACTGACGCTTTATCACTTGAAAATAGTGAAAAATACACCGCAACTGCAACTATCATTAACAATTCGCATTTCTATGCGAACCGTGACACAGCTTGTGTTGATAATGCAGGATGTTATCTGTTTAATACACAGATTGAAAGCACAGGTTTCAACAATCCAACTCGTTCCGATATCTGCGCTTTAAATCTCGCTTTTGGCGGCAGTAGAGTTGTAAATTGTTTCATCTTTTCCAATACGAGCGGCGTGGCGCTGAGAATGGTCTCATCTGATAACTACGTCAAAGACTGCTTTCTGTTCAACAATACGATCGCTCTGGAATGTAGAGGCCAGAGAAATTATTTCTCAGTCCTTCTCAAAAACAATAGTAATACACACGCCGATCTTGCACTTGACAAAACATGCAACGTTGACATCAAAGGTCAGTTATCACTGTTCTCACAGCCTGCTATCCGGTTGATTAATAAAACAATACCGACCAGCGCTGATGCGGAACATGCGGTTGTAAATGATACCGGATCAACCGTGATCGTTTATCAGCGAGGGCAAGGCGCAACCTTTGTAAAACATGGAGATCAGCTTTTATCAGCACAGGCCGCAAACTGTATTATTCTTGAAAACGGCGATTCTATTTACTACAATGATACGGTTCCTGCGGACTGGACGTGGATGCCGGTTAACTTATAATGAAAGAGGGCTAATAGCCCTCTTTTTCTTATATCAGACAGATGATTTTGTCCCCGTTCTTACAATGAAAGATTTTGAAAAAATCTACTTCCATTTTCATGTAAGTCGGGTTCTGTTCAAAGCACCCCTCGACCGTGTTGGAATACACCTCACCATGTTCATCAGTGATGATGACCAGTGAACGGTTCTTTAAGTTGCCGCAAGCTAGTAACACGTCCCGTAATGTCATATAGATTCACTCCTTTCCCTCAAGCACTACTGCTATGATTCTGCCATGAACTCCAAAATTATACACCTCATAATCTCCATATTTTTCTAATCCGGCTAGTGTTGGCAATATTTCAACATTGCCGTTAATTATAACCTTAAAAAATTTTCTAGCAGTGCAGTTAGTACACATTTCAAACAGCTTTCGTAATGTCATATATTTTTCTCCTTCTACTCAAGTTTTATAATTATTATGTCATCTCTAACGGCGAACCACCTAACAAGACTATCAGCGATATCTTCGAAAACATCATCCAAGATGCCAACATATGGTTCTTCTCCAGATTTTATTATTCTCACATGTGCCAAGGGACTAAGATTATTGCACACCCAACATAATTCTTTAAATTTCATAATTCCATCCTTTCTATGTTTCACATAAAACATTTAAACCTGTTATCTTGTTTCTGAGACGATTATAGCACTTTACTTGTAATTTGTCATGTTGCCACTCCTTTCTATGCAAGATGCAGTACCAGGTATTCTTCGACGAACGAATCATAATCGAGTCTGTATGACTCAATCTTTGTATCAGGTTTCAGAGTTGATTCCTGAAGCCAACCCTCGCAAATATAACTGCCTCCCTGATATAATTCACAATAAATATCTTCTCCTAGATTTACTAATTCTAAAACTTCCTTAAGTGTATACATATGTTTCCCTCCTTCTATCTTCCATATACAATGCTTCCGTCAGGAAGCGCATATTCATTCCACCATGTAGGCTCATCATTCGGTTCGCCGGTATCGATGATGGCAACCTCGTAGCCGGTAGCATGACGCAGAATGTTGTTTCCGTTGTAACTAAACATCTTGTCACACGGAATCCTATCTATTTCCCTTCGTACTATAATTTTCATTATTCATTTCTCCTTTCTTTAAAACCTGTTATCTTGTTTCTAAAAAGATTATAGCACACTAATTATTGTTTGTCAACAACTATTTTATATTAACTAAAACTTGTGCTGTTAACAATTCTAGTGCATAGACGAGCACATGTGGGGACTTTAACACTTTACCACGTTAACGCGTTACCACTGTGATGTGCTAAAGTACTAC